TTGGCTCCGCGTGCGGGTGCGTGGGATGCGATCGTCTCGGCGGCGGGTGACTACTCGGTTGGGGATGCGGCGAAGATCCTGTCCCGTGCTGGGGTTCCCACGGGTCCGCAACGCTTGTTCGCCCAGTTGGAGGGGATCCGGTGGGTGTATCGCGGTGGGGATGGGAAGTGGCGCGCCTACGCGGAGCGGGTGGAGAAAGGCTACCTGGCGGAGAAGGCCCAGTTCCACCACCACCCCGCAACCGGGGACCTCGTGCTCGACGCCCCGCAGGTGCGGGGCACCGTGAAAGGCGTGGACCGGTTACGGCAGCGTCTCCATGTTGGGGCGCTTACGGCGGTAACCGCATGAACGGGCAGGAGTTGTTTGTGTGGGGGTGCGCGGTCTTCTCGGTGGTGTGCACGTTTATGAGGAAACGGCGGGCGAGGAAGAAGCCCGCCGAGACGAAAGGAAATGCGGCGTGAGCAAGATGGTTATCGCGGTGGAGGGTTTCATCGCCAACGAGCTCACGATGAGCGTGATCCCGAACGTCACCGGGTGGTGAACGTGACCGTCCCGCACACCCCGCGGAAGCGAGACGACGAGACCGGGCAATGGGTTGATGCCGGCCCCACCGTGTGGGCGGCGGCGGCGTTCTGGGACGAGTACGCCGACGCGGTGATCGGCTCCCCGTCCGCAAGGGCAGCCTCGTCACCCTCACCGGCACAAGTGTGGAACTGAAGGCGTGGGAAGCGAACGGGAAGTCCAGGATCAACCTCACCGTGACCAACCCGACCCTCGCCACCATCATCCAACGCCCCAAACACACCCCCGAGGCCACAGGAAACCCCGGCTGGGCCGCCACACCCACACCCGATCCCTGGGACAACGTTCCACCGGCCGACGACACCCCCTTCTAGGAGAACACCCCATGACCAACCCCACCACCCCGACCGCAGCCGAAACGTTGGACGGTGTTCGAGGCCTCATCCAGTCCGAGGCCCGATGGCAGCAGGAGCTATCGCTACGCCAGGGACTCTGCGCCGAATACATTGTGGAGCGCCTCCTGGTGTTAGATCGGTGCATCGCCGACCGCATCGCCTATCTCCGCACGAGCGCCGCCGAAACCAATCAGATCCTCAACGAAACCGGACACCCGGTGGAGAGCGTGGGCCGCGTTCGCCTCAATCCAGAAGTGCGGGCCGAGTTGATCGAGTTCGCGCGCACACGCATCCAGATGCGTCTGGGATGACGCGGGCGAGGTAGACACCACGACTCTCGCGAGCAACGTCGTCACGGCTCAGGAGTTCCTGTGGCTGTCCCTGCACTTGCCGGTGGACCTGTCCGACCTGTTCCGCGGGACAGCCGACGAGGAAACCCCCGCATGACCGACACCGACCCGCTCCTGGCAGCGGTCGAAACGCTCACGAAGCCAGTTGTCGGCATCGCTCAGAAGAACGAGAAGACCGGCCGGTGGGAGAGGGTCCATGAGGTGAGACAGGATCCACTGCTCACCCAAATGCGTGAAGCCGTGTGGCCGTCCGGTGAATCCAACGATGGCTCTGCACTATCCGCCTCAGAACGCATGCCCCTCGACTCACATATGCTCATTGAGTACGCGAAGATCGCAACCCAGATCACGTCATGGGCTGCCACAGCAGGGGTGAAACCATCACGGAACCCGATCACCGATCTGAACACCTGGTACCGGGCCGTTCACCGCGACCGCGACTTCGACCCCGGCTGGGCGATCCGACAGCTCAACGGGTGGGCACACCACATGCGACGCCTCCTCGCGAAACCCAAATCGTTCATCATCGAAGCCGCCTGCCCCATCTGCGGCACCACTCAATGGGGCGACCGCATCCACGGCGGCGGCATGTACCCCATCAAGATCGAGTATGTCCTCGACGAGGACGGGCGAACCCCGAAAGACCTCTCCGCGCTCTGCCAGTTCTGCAAGACCGTCTGGGACGGGAGGGACTCGGTGATGGAACTCCACGACGAACTGACCGAGAAGGGCAGCTTGAGCACCTGACCTCGCGACGACACGCTCATAGAGCAGGGGCAGCATGAACAAATCACAACCGGGTACTTCACCTGCTACACTGGGAACGCTCAGGTGAGCTCTGCCTACCACCACCCTGAAGCCCTAACCGGAAACGACGGAATGGTCCAGTCGGATCCGGTTCCAGATAATCAAGCCTCCACCCAACCTGGAGTGCTTCAACCTCCTGGGGAGGCTCACAAGACTGCGCGCCTAGCACGCCGTGAGGGGAACACCACAATGGCAACCTCACGCACGGGACTTGCCCCCTACCTCCACTGGAGGAAGAGAGTCCTAGCCGCCGGCCGGAGTCAAGGCGTCATGCACTGTTCTGTGTGGTCGGGCTCGATTACAAGATCACACGCAAACCGAACAGCGCCGAACCAGACCATATCATTCCTTGAGCAAACGGTGGGACGAACGCCCTCAGCAATGGTCGCGTCATCTGCCGACGCTGCAACCAGTTACGCGGAAACAAGATGCGTGACCCGCAACCACCAAAACCGCCTCAGAAGGTCATCACAACTCCGATCTGGTGACAAAGGGGGTACCCACCCCCTTCGGGCCCTCAGCCTCGTACCCCGGGGTATAGCGCGATCTCTCCCCGTTGTTTTTTCCACACCGCAGGAGGGTCTGGCGAGTGTGAGTGTCGACGCTCCAACTGATGGCCGGTGCGGGTTGCTGGTTGGTACCGGCGCTCCAATTTCTGTTAGCCAACCGAATCTGAACATCCAATCGGTCGTGTCAACCACGGCCATCTCCTTACGGTGTCAATGCCGGGTGAAGTCTTACCCCTTTTCGCCGTCTGAATCTTGACCCCCTTGGGGGTCAGTTTTTGTCGGCGCGGCCGATCAGGACGCACCGCAACGCCGCCCGAACCGTGTTCCGCGAGATACTCAGGCGCCGGACGATCTCCTTGATCGGCAAACCATCCGCCGAGTACAACCGGCGGATCTCCGCCCAATCTTCCACTTCGATCACCCTCCCAAGAGTGCCGAAGGGGTCAAGATTCAGACGGCACCAGGGGGTGATTATTCACTCGGCATCGACATACGGATCAGACCGGACCCCGCTCACCGTTTATCGGACAGACACCGGAGGAGGTGGCCAGCATGGCTCGACCGAATCTGCGTGCGGTGGAGGAGGGTGGAGGCCTCTGGTGCAAATCACGTCGGTTTTGCAGGCGGCTGAGCAGGGGTCTCGGCTGGATGAGCTGGTTCAGATGCGTTGGGTTATTGCTCGGGCTTTGGATAACGAGAACACGTCTCCTCGGGATCTTGCTGCGTTGTCTCGTCGGCAGATTGAGATCTCGAAAGAGGTTGAGGCGTTGAAGCGTAAGATGGTCGAGGAGGCTTCGGATGCCGCCGACGTCGCAGATGAAGCGTTCGACGCGGAAGCTCTCTGAGGTTGCTCGTCATGTTGTGGTTCCGTCTGGGATTGTTTCGACGGGTTGGCCGGCTGTTGAGGCTCGGATTCGTGATTTCGGTGACGAGTTCGATGTGTGGCAGCAGGGCGCGTCGAAGCTGATCCTGGCGAAGCGGGCGAATGGTGACTACGCGGCCACGATCGGCGGCATCACGCTCAGTATTCCTCGCCAGGTGGCGAAGACCTACATGGTCAGTCGCATCAACATTGTGGCGTTATGCACGATCTTCCCGAACCTGACTGTTCTGTGGACGGCTCACCGCACGCGAACTTCGACGAAGACCTTCGCGTCGTTGCGGGGGTTCGTTGGGCGCAAATCGGTTGCCCCGTTTGTGCGGAATGTTCGCGCGGTGAACGGTGAGCAGGAGATCGAGTTCACCAACGGGTCCGTGATCATGTTCGGAGCTCGTGAGCAGGGCTTCGGGCGTGGTTTCGACGAGGTCGACATCGAGGTGTTCGACGAGGCCCAGATCCTGACGGAGAAGGCGCTCGAGGATATGGTCGCGGCGACGAACCAGTCGCGGTTCCCTGCCGGAGCGCTGTTGTTCTTCATGGGTACGCCTCCGCGGCCGGTTGATCCGGGTGAGGCGTTCAAGCAACGTCGTCGTGAGGCGTTGTTGGGCGGGTCTGACGACGCCGTGTATATCGAGTGCTCGGCTGATACTGACGCTGACCCTGATGATCGGGAACAGTGGGAGATCGCGAACCCGTCGTACCCGCACCGGACACCATTGAAGTCGATGCTGCGCCTGCGGAAGAATCTTCCATCGGACGAGTCGTGGAAGCGTGAGGCTCTCGGAATTTGGGATACCGATCAGGTCGGGTCCCGATTCATCTCGGCGTCTCGGTGGGCGGATCTGGAGGGGATCCCGGATCCGGATGAGTCGCCGGCGTATGGTGTGGCGTTCTCGCAGGACGGGATGCGGATGTCCTTGGGTGGCGCGTTCAAGGGCGAGTCGGAGACCGTACATGTCGAACTATTGGACCGCCCTATGAGGGCGATGTCGAAGGCGGGCTGACTCCACTGGCTGATTGGTTCGTTGAGAAAAGCCTGGATGGCCGCCCGCGGTGGAAGCGTGCTCGGGCGATCGTTCTCTCGGGTTCAGCTGGTGCTGGCGTCTTGAGGCAGATGCTGCTGGACCGGAAAGTCAGTGCGCGGCGAATCGTGGTCGCCTCGACGCCTCAGTACTTGCAGGCGTGTGAGATGACCAGGAACGCGGCTACGGAGAAGACGATGACGCACCGTGCGGGTGGGCAGGGCCCGCTGGATGACGCTGTCGCAGTCTGTGACCGTGACCGTCTGTTAACGCCAAAGTAGAATGGACCCCGTAGCGCCGACTTGGAATGGACCCCCTGGCTCCAGGCTAGGAGGGTGATTTCAGTGGATACGTGGGCAGAGATCCGGCGGTTGCATCGGGCGGAGAAGATCCCGATCAAGCAGATCGCGCGTGATCTTGGTGTCGGGCGGAACACGGTTCGGCGGGCGTTGCGGGGCGAGGATCCTCCGGACCGGTCGCGGGGTCCACGGGGCTCGAAATTTGATCCATTCGTGCCGCAGATCAGAGCGCTGCTGGTGGAGTATCCGCGGATGCCGGCGTCGGTGATCGCGGAGCGGGTGGGATGGTCGTTCTCGTCGTCGTTGTTCCGTGACCGTGTCGCGGAACTGCGGCTGGACTATCTGGGTCTGGACCCGGCGGATCGGCTCTCTTATGCGGCGGGCGAGGTGATCCAGTGCGATCTCTGGTTCCCCGAGACGCGGGTGGCGGTCGGCGACGGGCAGGACCGGATCTTGCCTGTGCTCGTGATGTGTCCGGGTTCTCCCGTCGGATCGAGGCGGTCATGCTCCCGTCCAAGCAGGGCGACGACCTGACCTCGGGCATGTGGTCGCTGTTGCAGCGATTCGGTGGGGTTCCGCGCTCGTTGCTCTGGGACAGGGAAGCCGCGATCGGTGGTCTCGGGAAGCCCACCATCCTCGCGGCGACGTTCGCGGGAACGCTCGCGACGAGGATCAAGCTCGCGCCCGCACGAGATCCGGAGACCAAAGGTGTTGTCGAGCGCGCGAACAGATGACTTGGAGACCTCGTTCCTGCCGGGACGGATCTTTCAGAGCGTCGATGACTTCAACGAGCAGCTGACCGGATGGTTGGATACCCGCGCGAATCAGCGGAAGGTCCGCTCGATCGCGGCCCGCCCGACAGAGCTCGCGAACGTTGACACGGCGGGGATGCTGGCGCTGCCGGCGAAGCCATCCGCCGTTGGGCTCACCCACCGGGTCCGCCTCGCCCGCGACTATTACGTCCTCCTCGATGGGAACGACTACTCCGTCCCCGGTTCATTGGCCGGTTCGTCGATATTCGGGCGTCGCTGGACGAGGTCGAGATCACCAGCAACGGGCAACCCGCCGGCAGGCATCTCCGGTCGTTGCGGACAGGGCAAACGATCACGGCTCCCGAGCATGTCACACAGGCCGCGAAGCTCCGCGCTCACTACCAACGCCCGAAACCTTCCGGGGTCAGAGAACATCCAGATGGGCACCGCGTCCAGATTCGGGCGCTGTCGGACTACGACGCCCTGTTCGGCATCGACTTCACGACCACGACCACGACCGAATACGAGAAAGAAGCACGATGACCATCAAGAACAGCACGAGCGACGTTCCGATCCCGAAGACCAGCAAGCAGGTCTCCTCGAAGCTTGCCTATCTCGCCCGGGCGTTGAAGACGCCAACGATCGGGAGGGTTTGGGAAGACCTCGCCGGCCGAGCCAGAGACGAGAACTGGGCGCATGAGGAATACCTCGCCGCGGTCCTGGAACGCCAGCTCGCGGACCGGGAATCAGCGGGCACCACGATGCGAATCCGGACCGCGCACTTCCCCGCGATCAAAACCTTGGAGGACTTCAACCTCGACCACCTCCCGTCGCTGCGCAAGGATCTTCTCGCACACCTGGCGACATCGACGTTCGTCGTGAAAGCGGAGAACGTGATCCTCCTCGGCCCTCCCGGGATCGGGAAGACCCACCTCGCGATCGGTCTTGGCGTCAAGGCCACTCACTCCGGGCACAGTGTCTTGTTCGACACCGCGAACAACTGGATCGCCCGCCTCGCGGCCGCTCACCACCAGGGACAGCTCGAAGCCGAACTGAAGAAGATCCGCCGTTACAAGCTCATCATCATCGACGAGATCGGCTACATCCCCTTCGACACCGACTCCGCGAACCTGTTCTTCCAACTCGTCGCGTCCCGTTACGAACAGGGCTCGATCATGGTCACCAGCAACCTGCCGTTCAGCCGCTGGGGCGAGATCTTCGGAGACGACGTCGTCGCTTCAGCGATGATCGACCGCCTCGTCCACCACTCCGAAGTCCTCACCCTCAACGGAGACTCCTACCGCACCCACGGACGCCGCGACCTCATCAAACAGACCGACAAGAACTAAGCTCAACCAACGAAGAAGGGGTCCACCCCAAATCGGCGCAAAAGGGTCCATTCCAACTCGGCATCAACACCGTCGAGGCGGTTGGACATCCACCGCCCCCGGTGGTGATGAGACTCCGCTTGAGGCGGTCAGTTTGGCCCTGTGGGGTGCTCGAACGATGAAAGCGGAACGCAGTCACGCGGCGGTGTTCCGATGATCATGAAGGACGGTGAACGCCCGTGGCGCTGAGCAAAGCTAACGCCCTCGTGGCTCTCAAGACCGTTCTCGAGAACCAGAAGCTGAACGAGGCCACACGTCTCGAGCGGATTCACGCTGCCCTCGACGTGAGCCCGCACCGTCTGTTCCACCCCACAGTGCAGATTCCGGAAGATGCGCCGCCGCTGATGCGGGAACTCGCGCGCAAGTCGGAGACGAACTATCTGCCGCTTCTGGTGAAGACGTTCTCGCAGGTGATGAAGGTCGACGGCTACCAGACGGTCACCTCGGATGGGGCCGATGACACCTCGGACCCGTGGCTGTGGTGGCAGCGAAACCGGATGGATTCGCGGCAGACCGGTTTGACCCGGTCCGCGATCTCCTACGGAGCCGCGTACGCGACTGTCCTGCCGGGCATTTACGGGCGTGGGCAGCAGGGACCAGCGATTTCCCTGTACTCGCCACGCAAGATGACAGCCCTGTACCAGGATCCTGAGGCTGACGAGTGGCCCATGCTGGCTGTCGCGGTCGATGTTGCTGGTGATGGGAGCCGGATCTTCTCCCTGTTCGATGAGGAGTTCGTCTACCGGTTCGGTGACGAGATGAAGTCGCTGCAGGCGGTGGACGGCGCGGAGCTTGCGATCCCGTACGGGACTGGTTCGTTGCAGTACATCGACCAGAGCGAGCACGAACTCGGCATCCCCCGGTAATCCGGTACCGCGACCGTAACCTCCTCGCCGGCGAAGAGCAGTACGGAATCGTCGAACCGCTGATGCTCATCCAGGAGCGCATCAACGAGACCACGTTCGAGATGCTTGTCGCCCAGTATTTTCAGGCGTTCAAGCAGCGGTACGTGCTCGGTTGGGTGCCGAAGGACGAGTCGGAAGAGCTCAAGGCTGGTGCCGCACGGATCTGGTACCTCGAGGAAGACCCCGAAGAGGTCAAGATTGACGAACTCGACGGCGGAACGATCACCCCGTACATCGACGCCCGCAACTCAGCGATCCGGGACTTCGCGGCGATCGGCCAGGTACCTGCTCAGGCGCTTGGCATCGACGGTATCTCGAACATTTCTGACGCAACCCTCGCAGGGTTGGAGGCAGCGAAGAACCGCGAGGGTGGCGAGATCATGACCTCCCTCGGGGAGTCGCATGAGCAGCTCATGCGACTCTGTGCGCTCGTCGACGGCAATGAGGCTGCCGCGGACGACTACAACTCGGAGATCCGTTGGCGGAACTTCGAGGCGCGGTCGTTTTCGGAGACGGTTGCTGTTCTGGTGCAGCTTGCGGGTGGTCTCGGGATCCCCACGGATGCTCTGCTGTCCAACATCCCTGGGTTCACCAGGCAGCGGATCGAGCAGGTTGAGCAGATGATCCGAGCGCAGCGTTCCCGCACGGCTCTGGATCAGTTGGTGGCGCTCGGTCGAGGAGGTTCTTCGAATACCAACCCGGCAGTCAGTAGAGCAACTCCGAGCAGCTAACCAGGGCATCTCGAAACTGATCGTCCAAGATCGCGAGGGGTTCTGGTTGACGCTCAACCTGAACACCCCAGAGGCTGCCCGAGACGCTCTGCTGGGCTTTATGCCGCAGCTGACTACGAAGTACGGCGACATCGCCGCAACCGTGTCAGCTGATTGGTTTGACCAAGAGCGATCGCTTGAGCGTGTACCGGGTGTGTTTCGGGCCGATCTGGCACCGGTCGTGGCTGCGGATGCGGTGACAAAAACGGTCCGTTACGCGGCTGGTGGGCTCTTCACGGAAAACCTCACCAGTACTCTCGGCAACCTGAGTCTCGCAGCCGCGAAGTACGCGCTGCAGCCCGGCCGGAACACGATCACCCACAATGCGATTAGAGACAACGCTGGTTGGGCGCGCATCCCGACCGGGGCAAAGACGTGCGCTTTCTGCCTCGTCATGGCGTCTCGCGGGTTCGTGTACGGGTCGGCCTCAACTGCCGGCCAGCACGACAAATACCACGGGGACTGCGACTGTGTCGCCGTTCCAGGGTAGGCACAGCATCCGGCTGTGGAGGGCTATGACCCGTCGCACCTGTATTCGCAGTATCTCGACGCTCGTAAGGCGAGCGGTACCGGGGGTCTGCCCGACATCTCGTCCGAACTGCGCGAGCAGCAGGGCGTCAGTTAGACCAGCGCCGCCGCAACGGTGACGCCCAACCCGAAACGGGAGACACCATGTCCGACCCCATCACCCCCGAGGTTCCCACCCAGCAGCCCGTCGAGGCGCCGGCAGAAGTCACGCCGGACCCGAATCCGGAAGCGCCGAAGCCGACCGAAACGGTCGACTTCTGGAAGCAGAAGGCACGCGAGCAGGAGAACCGCGCCAAGTCGAACGCGGAAGCGGCCCGACGACTTCAGGAGATCGAAGAGTCTCAGAAGTCGGAGGCGCAGAAGCAGGCCGATGCGACAGCCAAGGCCATTCGTGACGCGGAGGAGGCCAAGGCAGAGACGCTGCGGTACAAGGTCGCCGCGACTCACAAGGTGGGTGAGGACTTCTTCGAGCTGCTCGGCTCCGGTGACGAGGAAACGCTCACGCGACGCGCTCAGCGCCTCTCCACGCTCCTCGAAGCACAGCAGGAGAACGAACAGCTCAAAGCCCAGATCGCAGCGCTCCAGGCAGGCAAGCCGATCCCGACTCCGTCGCGGCCTGTCGCCACGCTGAAGCCGGGCGCTACACCACAGGACGCCCAGACCGAGGGCGATCTCATCTACAGCTCCCTTTTCGGGGAATAACCAAGAAAGAGAGAACCAGCAATGGCTGAGTATCTTCCACTTCAAATCCCAGGGAAGGCGTTCGCGCGCCAGGCCTCGGCAGCGATCACGGGCGTCCAGCTCGTGGTCGTTTCCGGTTCCGGCACGGTAGCGCCGGCCGGAGCCGCCTCCGCGTCGTGGCTTGGAGTTTCCGGGTTCGACGCGGCGAGCGGCGACAACGTCACTGTGTTCAGCGAGGGCGTTCAGCGCATCGTCGCTTCCGGCGGCATCACCGCAGGTGCGCTTGTTGAGGGCGCTGCGGGCGGCAAGGTCGCCATGCACGCCAACGGCACCAACGACTACAACGTTGTCGGCCTGGCGCTCAGCACGGCCGCAGACGGGGCCCTCGTCGAGGTCTCCCTCCTCCGATAACCGGCGCGAGCCAGTAAGGACACAACCATGCCGTACGTTTACCCGCCGGCCGCGCCCACCATCTCGGGCGACGCCGTCACCATCTCCCGGTTCCTCAACGACCCGACCCTTATCGCGCGTCGCCTGCGGACCATCCTCGAGCAGCGGTTCATCGCCGACTCGCTCCTGACCGGCCGCTACTCGGTGTCCGGTGGCGCCGTCCAGTACGAGACCGGCGAGCCCATCTACACCACCGACACCCCTCGTGCCGTTACCCCCGGCTCGGAGTACCCTCTCACGGGTGCCCCGACCGGTGTCGCGTCGATTGCGAAGACGGTCAAGTGGGGTCAGGACACCATCGTCACCGATGAGTCCATCTCCCGGCAAAAGATGCAGCCGGTCAACCGTGCTCTCACGAAGCTGGGAAACCAGAACGTGAAGTACGTCGACTCGATCGCCCTGTCTGCGATCTCGTCCGCCGTCACCCAGACCACCGCTGCTGCGGCTGCCTGGACGTCGGCGACGGCGGCGCAGATCTTCAAAGACGTGGCCCTCGCGAAGGCGAACATCGTAGCCCTCAACCAGGGCTACGAACCCGACACTGTCGTGGTGTCGGACCTCGCCTGGGCTAACGCCCTCTCCGCGTTCGTCGCGTCGGGCTACCTGTCCCGTGAGAACGCGGCACAGAACCCGACCCTCACGGGAGACTTCCCGGTGATCAACGGCCTCCGTTGGCTCGTCACCCCGAACCTCCCCACCGCGAACACCGCCCTGGTGCTGGACTCCACCGTCCTCGGCGGCATGGCCGATGAGAACATCGGCGGCCCAGGTTACGCGTCCACGGACGGCATCGGTGTCGAGGTCAAGTCGATCCGCGAGGACGAGAACGACCAGTACCGTCTGCGCGCCCGCCGCGTCACGGTCCCGATCGTGGTTGAGCCCGCCGCGGGGTGGAAGCTCACCGAAATCGGTACCTGATGGGGTACCGGGTGAGCACACCGCTCGTGATCGCGAGCGATGAGGCTGGCCGGCAAGTATACCTGTACACCGGCCAGCCCGTCCCGTCGAACGTTCCCGAGGAGGAGATCAAGCGTCTCCTCGAGGAGGAGTTCATCGTCTCGGATGGTGCCGATGAGGAGGACTCGTTCCCCGATGGGACCGCTGAGGAGTCCGACTCGTTCCCCGATGGTGGCCCGTCCGAGGAGTGGACGGTGAAGCAGCTTCGCGCCTACGCAAAGGCTTTCGACGTCGACCTCGGCAATGCCACCAGCAAGCCCGACGTCCTCGCCGCCCTGGCGTAACAGAAAGGGGGCCGTCATGTTTGATCTCGCGGACGTCAAAGACGTCGTAGACCGGTGGCGGTCCCTCACCCCAGATGAGGAACAGATCGCCTCCGTGCTGATCTCGGATGCGTCGGACATCATCCGTGTGCGGTGGCCCGACGTCGACCATCGGTTGGAGGTCGGATCACTCTCGACCTCGACGCCCGTTCGGATCGTGGCGAACATGGTCCGTCGAGCCATGTTGAACCGCGGCAACGAGGGTGTCACACAGGGCACTGAAGTCACGGGCCCGTTCACACGGTCTGAGACGTACTCGAACCCGAACAACAACCTCTACCTCTCCGCAGAAGAGGTGAAAGCACTCGACCCGCTCGGGTATGGTCCACGGGCGAAGGTGGGGTGGCTCGCATGAGCCTCACCGTCACCCGCACACGCATGGTCGACTCGGGGGCCAAGGATCGGTACCTCAAGCCGATCCTGAAGCCCGTGACATCAAGGTTCGTCGCGCACGTCTTCGCCCCCGTCGTCACGAACGACGTGACGGGCGTGGACACCGTCATCTCATCGGATGGCGGCACCCTGTACTTCCGCGCACCCAACACGGCCGACGCTCTCCCCAACGATCGATGGACGGTGCGCGGAACCGAATACGAGTCCGAGGGTGTCGAGACGGTGTGGAACAACATCGCAGGTGACCCGGTCGGAACCGTCGTAGTTGTCAAGCGAACGGAGCCGACTCGTGGGTAAGAACATCAAGGTCAAGATCAACCAAGCTGCCTGGGGTGACCAGGTCATGGCCGGCCCAGAGATGCGGGCCTACCTCCAGCAGCTCGGAGGTCAGGTCGCGAGCAAGCTTCCCGGCGCATCTGTGGAAGTGTCGTCCTCCCGAACGGTGCGAGGCGGCGTTGGTGCGCTCGCGCGATCATCACCACCAGTATCCCGCTCGAGGATGAGGCAGCGAACGGTACAGCTCAGGCCGTACTGCAGTCGGTGGTTCCCTCTGCTCACGCTCCGAAGCAGACTCGCGTGTACAAGGCGCGTGAGGCGAAGCGTCAGAAGCGTCGCTCATGAGTGAGGGCGTGCTGTTCTCGGACCTGCCGGCGGTGACAATCCCGAAGCTGCAGGCACTGTTGGACACCCGCCCCGAGCCATACGCAGACGGTGCGGCAGTGTCGAACAAAGTCATCCCCGGCAAGCGCCGCATGGTTACCCTGAACCTCGGTGCCGGTACTGGGACGTTCAACACCCTGAACGACACTACTCTCCGCATAAACGTGCGCGCTGACGGCGAGGGCGATGCGGCGAATCTCGCGCTTCTCGTCCGGGCGATCTTCGAAGCGGCATCTCCTCTCGGTCTCCGCGACGGGAACCCGATCACCGCATGTCGCATCACCGCGGGTCCGGTCGAGGTGCCCAACGACACCGATTCTTTTCCAGTGGTACATGGTCGCGAACGTGACCCGCCGCGGAACCCAGTTCACCTGAGCAACCCACAACCCTGATGCCGTCGCTCGTGGCGGCTTTTTCTATGCCCCGAGTGGGCGAGGAGGACGAATCATGCCCACAGGAACTCTCGATTCCCGGAACGTCCGGGTTGCGCCGACCGGCGCATGGTACGGGCCCCGCTGGGCACGACCGGCCCAACTTCTGCCAGCGCCGCCCTGCCGGCCTCGTGGAACAACCTCGGATACATCAGCAAGGATGGTTCCACACGCACCACGGATCGTTCCACGAATGACATCAAGGCGTGGCAGAACTCGGCGTTGATGCGCACCGTGGTCACTGAGGCGTCGGTGTCGTACAAGTTCGTGATGCTCGAGTCCCGTCGCGCCACGGTCGCCCTGTACTTCGGCACCACCGTGGGCGGCGACGGCACTTTCGACGTGAAACCGGCGAACACGAGTGGTCGTCAGTCGTTCGTGTTCGATATCATCGACGGGACCGACATCCGCCGCGTGTGGATCCCCGAGGGTGAGGTTGTCGAGGTCGGCGACCTCACGTTCGACGCGCGCGACCCGACCGGCTACGAAGTAACGATCAAGGCGTATGCCTCTTCCATCATCAACGGTGGTGTGGAGCGCGTTTTCAACCCGGGCCTGAACGACAACTCTGCCGCCGCCCCGGGCATGGTGTTTGCCTCCGATGCCAACATCACTGCCTCCGACTCGGCCAACGCGGCCAAGCTCGCCGGCCTCGGATACGCCGCCAACCCCACGTCGGCGTGGACTACTGGTCAGAAGATCACGATCGGCACCTACGACTTCAACTGGTCGGGCACCGGCTGGGCGGCCGGAACGCACGCGTAACCAGACCGGAGCCGGGGCGTTTTCAGGTGACGTTCCGGCCCCGCCTTACCTGGATCACCTGAAAGGAGCCACGTCGTGGCCACAGTTGACATCACCCCATCCCCTCGCCGCAAACCGCTGAAGATCAACTACGGCGACGACCAGTTCGTCCTGTCGACGCGCATTCCGCTCGAGCTGATCAACGCACAGGATTCAGTTCCGAGGCCGAAGGTTATGGCCGGATCTCAGAAGGACTCGTATCAGCAACAGGTAGGCATCGTTTGTTGAGAATGTCCTCTCGGAGGACTTCCGCGCGATCCTTGACCTCGCTGACGTGGCTCCCGTTTTTGAGGCATGGTCGGAGGCATCGGGCTGAGGAAAATCGCAGAGCTCCGACAGCTCTGGCGGAGGTACCAAGGTCCGTTCGTCTTCGAACTACGACGAGGCGGACTGACGCTCGACGACATTTACCGGATCCCCGAGGAGACGGCGGCGTACGTCAGCGTCGCGGCCGCTCAACCGGAGTCTCCTCTACACGCGGCGATCAACAACTGGGAGTACCCGCTCTCCCGAGAGGGGATGCTGCTCCTCGATCTCATCGACCTGCAGGGAGCGAAGAGCTCCAAAAAGAACCAGTGGAAGCCGCTCCCGAGGCCGTGGCAACGGCCTGAACGGATCGGCTACACCGAACTGTCGTACGACGAGGCCATAGCCCTTCTGAAGAAGAACGAAGGCCGCTAAGCCGTCTGATTGGTGCTCGCGAACGCAGCCTGGCGCAGGTCGGGCCCGTAGTGCTTGTTCCACCACATGTTGTGGCCGCAATACTGGCACTTTTTGAAAAACGGCAGGAACAGCAGCCCGATCCCGCCCGTGCAGCAGCCAATGAACCACAGCGTGGAGGTGCGGCTGATGTTCCCACCACCACCCTCGCAGAGTTTGCGATCGATGCAGCCGCGCTGCGAATAGATGTTCTGGTGTTGGGATATTCCATCCGGGTCCTTTCGGTCTGGTAGAGCAAACCTACCGCTGCACCTTTCTCCATCGGGCAACCCGTCTTCGGCCGCCGTAAAAAATCCACGAAGGCCAGCCATCGCGCTGGCCTTTCGCGTACCCGCTCGGAGGTGACCTGTGTCCGAAGCAGCGGTCGCCGAAGTAACCATCATCCCGGTCTCCAAAGGGGCGCAGGGGCAGATCGAGCAGCAGCTCGGCGGTGATGTGGTCGGCCAGAAGGTCGGCGCGAGGATGGGCGCAAGCCTGATCTCCTCTCTGGGGTCGATTCTCAAGGGCACCGGGGCTGCAGCGGTCACCACCGCCGCCACCGGGATCGGTGTCGCTCTTACCAGCGGGTTTGCCCGCCTGAACAACATCGACGTCGCCCGGGCGAAGCTGACCGGTCTCGGCAACGACGCCACCACCGTCGACGGCATCATGGCCAACGCTCTAGCTTCGGTGAAAGGCACAGCGTTCGGTCTCGGTGACGCCGCCACTGTCGAGGCGGGCGCTGTCGAGGCGGGCATCAAGCCAGGGCAGCAGCTCGAGGGCGTTCTCAAATCGGTCGCGAACTCCGCCGCCGCATCCGGGTCGTCGCTGTCTGACATGGGGTCGATCTTCAACAAGGTCGCCTCGACGGGCAAGGCGCAGAACGACGTTCTGCAACAGGTCGCTGACCGGGGCATCCCGATCTACTCCGCTCTCGCGTCCCAGCTTGGTACCACGGCGGATGCGGTGTTCGACATGGCATCTAAGGGACAGATCGGGTTCGACCAATTCCAGTCCGCGATAACCGCGGCGTCTGGCACAGTAGCTCAGGAGATGGGGAAGACAGTTCCCGGGGCGCTTGACAACTTCCAAGCCTCACTGTCCCGCATCGGTGCCGGGGCACTGAGCGGGATCTTCCCGCAGCTAGCACCGCTGATCATCGGCATCACGAACGCTATGGGGCCGCTCGAGGGCATGGCGGCCAAGCTCGGTGACACCATCGGTGCCCGCCTCGCCCCCGCTTTCGAATCCGTCGCCGCTTTCCTGAACGGCGCCAACGGCGGCTTCGCCGGCCTGTTCAGACCCTCGCACCAATCGCCGGCGTCCTCGCCCCACTGACCGGTGCGTTCCTCGCCCTCGGCACGGGAGCTCTCCCCGCCGTGCTGGGCAAGATCCCGATCCTCGGTGACATGCTCGGCGGTCTCGCGGGCCCGTTGAAGTTCCTGGGCGGCCCCATCGGCATCCTGATCGGCGCATTCGCCGGCCTGATCGCCGTCTCGCCTCAGCTTCAACAGGCATTTGGTGTCATCGGTAGTCAGCTCGCGCAAACGTTCGGGAACCTCCTGACAACGCTTGGCCCGGTGATCGGTCAGATCGGGTCCGCTCTCGCTGTGATGGCGCAGACCATCGGTGGGGTGCTTGCGAACGCGCTGCTGACGGTGGCGCCGTTCCTGTCGCAGCTGGTGAACATCCTCGGCGGTGTTCTGGTCGCGGTGCTGCCGTCTGTCGTGACGCTCATCACACAACTGTCGGGAATCTTCTCATCCCTCGCCAGCGCGCTCGTTCCGGTGGTGGGTGCGGTGCTGCAGGCTCTCATCCCCGCGTTCGCAGGGTTGGGACCGATCGTGGGAACCATTGTGTCTGCGCTGGTGCCGCTGGTGTCGATGCTCGCGTCCGCGCTCATGCCGATCTTCCAAGCAGTTGCTCCCATCGTGGGAACACTGGTGAAGGCGATCGCACCTCTGATCCCCATTGTGCTGCAGTTGGCAACCTCGCTCGCCGCCCAGTTAATGCCGATCTTCGCCCAGCTCATCCCCGTTCTCGCCCCGATCATCCCCATGATCGTGAACCTCGTCGTGGAACTCGTTGGCATGCTGGCCCCGATCCTGCAAGCCCTCGCCCCGGTCGTCAGTCTAGCTGATCACCGCGTTCATGCCGTTGGTTGGGGTGCTTTTGCCGCCGTTGATGGGCCTGTTCTCCGCGCTGATGCCGATCATCCAGGAACTGTTCAATGTGTTCCTGCAACTACTCGCCCCTGTGTGGGGTCTCATCCCGCCGTTGCTGCAATTGGTGCAGTTGATCATCCCGCCCCTGGCACAGGTGCTGCAGTTCCTCGCCAGTATCATCAACGGTGTTCTGAAAGGCGCGTTCGCGTATCTGATCCCGGTCATCCAGTCGGTGGTGCAGATGATCTCGACGTGCTGCAACCGATCATCAAGGGCATCACGGACGTTCTTGGTGGGGTGATCACCTTCCTGACCGGTGTGTTCACCGTGAACTGGTCGAAGGCATGGGACGGCATCGTCCAAATATTCTCTGGTATCTGGAACGGCATCGTCGGGATCGTGAAAGGCGTCATCAACGGCATCATCGATATGGTCAACGGTGTCATCGGCGGCATCAACGGTGTCGCCGGCGTCGTGAAGGACGCCACCGGTGGGGCGATCAACATCTCGGTCGGGAAGATCCCGCGCCTTGCTGAGGGTGGCATCGTCCAGGCGGTCCCGGGCGGCATCATGGCGAACATCGGTGAAGGCCGCTACCCGGAGGCGGTGATCCCGTTGAAGCCGGGCATCCTGTCCGAACTGGGTGGTCAGCCTGCTTCGAGCCGTGAGGCGCCGTACATGTATGTCGATAAGATCGTCGCCCCGGACAATGATCCGGTCGTGTCGGGTCGGATCATGGGACGCGAGTTCGCTCGTGTGGCGGCGGGGAGCATCTGATGATGGTTGCCATCGACAGTCTGGTACTTCCCGCCAGCCCCGCAGAATCGGGCACGCCAGGGTTCTGGCTGGTCTTCCTCGGTGACTGGGACGCTGTCTCGGAATCCAAGAGCGAAATCTGGGAACGCCCGCAGGCTGACGGGTCATTCGCGATCGCGATGGACTGGCGCAAGTCGTTGACGTTCTCGATCAAGGGTGCCTTCCTCGGCGCCGCCCGCTCGGATGTGCAGGCAGCAAAACAGCTCCTGAAGTCGACCATTCGCACGAGGCCGATCAGCGACCGTACTCGTGACGGATGCTGACGGGCCGATGCGGCGTGTTGCGTCGGTTCGGTCGGTGATCCTCGACCCTGACTATGGTGGGAACCAGTTCACCTTCACGGTCGACCTGGTTGCATTCGACCCGCTCATGTACGGGCCCGATCAGTCGTACTCGACCGGTGTCCCCATGTCGGGAGGCGGGTTGTTGTTCCCCTTGGGCACGAATCGGAACACGGGCCTTGTTGACGCCACCGCACCGTACTGGGACTTCGGCGCGGACGGGTCTTCGGGGCGGGTGTCGTTCACGAACACGGGCACAGCGCCAACGTGGGGAGCCCTGACTGCAACGAGCGGCCTCAGCAGCGGGTTTACCGTGACGGATGTGACCACCGGTCAGACGGTTCGGTTTGAGCGTGTCCTCCCTGATGGGTCTCTGGTGCAGATCAACCAGCGCACCGGGCGGGCATGGATCGACTCGCCAAGCAATGACGTGTCTGTGCACCTCACGGGTAGGGATTTCTTCCAGGTCGGTCCCGGTGAGACTCACCAGATCCAGTTCTCCCCCTGAGGACCGTGACGGGCACGCCCCAGTTCACGTTCACGGCAGCACCAGCCAACCGGTAGGAGGTCACCGATGACGCGGTACATCATCGGTGACCTCCGAACCGGCCGGCGCATCCTCGACCTCCCTGTGTTGAAGGGCCCGTGGGATGACTCCCTAGGTGTGATGTCCAGGGGGGTTGTTTCGGCGATACGGTCGTGA